TTTCGTTAACTCGTTCATAAAGTTTTCTTCCTGCTTCTGTTTGAATTTCTTCTATAAGAACTGGTCCAGGAACTATCATTATTTATCCCACTTATCTCTGAGTACTAATAGTGCTATGATGGCGTAGTTAGCTAAGTCTTTGAACGAATCCTCAAGAGATTCATACTCAGCCTTCCGTTGGAAGTCTATTAAGTTATTGATACGAGCAGTCTTATCATGGATACGAACACGAAGTCCATTGAGCGCACCGCCAGGGGCGTCAGCAATATTCTTGGCACCATAATCCTTGTGCTTCTTAATCAGCACCGACATCAACTCATCATATACAATCCTTACATCTTCTTCGAACTGCGTGGGGTATCGTACAAGTTCTTCTTTGTTAATAGTGGGACGCTTAAGGTCACCGTCAGGATATCCTTGTCTTTGTTTGTCCCAGTTATTTGGTAACCCAGACCAGCTAGGTGTTCTATAATCTGCCATATCTCATCACTCTCTATCCTTGAATAGTTTACTGAGTTCTCCATCGAAGTTTTCCATTACGCTTTCTACTATAATATCCTCAACAGTTTCCCCAATCATCTCGGGGTAATGTTCTGCTGTGAATAAAGTTATGTATGCTGACTGTGTTATCTGGCTGATATACTCAGCATCATCTTTGTTATCGTATAGCCCACGCAATAGACTACCAAGTAGTAAACGGAAACCACCTGGCATTATCATTGAAGGATTGAACTCTTCTCCATCTTCAACCATATGTTCAACCACATCAAAGGCACTATCTAATATCTCACCACACTCAGGGCACTTATACTTATCACCATGACGAAACTCAATCATTGACTAGTCCTGCTTTCCTGAGGATTGATTGCGCCCCGTTTGAAATATAGAACGAGTTAGCATCTTCTCCGTCGGGGAATTGGACGACAGTAACTGGTAATTCCCTTGCGAGACTGTTGGCAAATTCTTTTCCTGGTTGGTCCCCATCAGCAAAGACAAAGACTCTTTCGAAATCGGCAAGGAGTCGCGTGTAATGTTTCTTCCAACTATTCGCGCCTGGAACACCAACACAAGGAATACCGACACAGGAACTAAGAGTAATAGTATCCAACTCGCCTTCACATATACCAATGTAATTACTTGCACGCTCAATGTCAAGAACATTATACATTTTAGTTTCAGCTCCAGTGAGTCCCATATACTTCGGCTCCACTGCAGGATTGAGCGAACGAAACCGTAAATCCACAACGCCAGTCTTAGTAACATATGGTATACTCAACCTTCCTTGGTATGCTTCATGTCCAACCTCAGCCTCTACGACTACGCCTAATCGCGCCAGCCGTGCTATCTCTATTGGAATGCCCCTGCTTTTTAGGTAGCCTTCTGCCTGATAAATGTTTGCCGCGTACTTCTCCGCTGCTCGTTCCAACAATTCTTTCTGCAAAGTCTTTTGCATCTCTTACACTAATTCCTTCTCTTTGAGAAATGATTTGTAAACTATTTCCTTGAACTCCGCATGCAAAGCAGATGAAGACATTGGTGTCCAAGTTTGCTGTGCCTGATTGGTGCGTATCTCCGTGGAACGGACATCGCAAATTGGTTTGCCCGTGGTTGCGTCGTATGTCTGCACCGTAGTGGATAAGCACATCTCTAATACTTGGTAAGTCATTCATGTCTCTCTCTCATCCATTGCTCTAAGTCCTGTATAACCCAAGCGTTCTTGACGCTATGGTTACGACGCTTGACTACAACGAAGGAAGAAGGTTCCGTACCCAACCCTCTTGCCTTCGCGTAGTTCTTTGCCTCAACCTGCGCCTCGTCCCAGAAGGCAGGTAAGTCTAGCTTCTTACGATTCTTTAACTCCATAATGTATGTCTTACCTTGAAGGAATACATACAAGTCGCCCTCATCTTTAGCACCAGCCTTAGTAAGACGCTCAGCTACAGCATTGTTATCACGAAGCCAACGCATTACATCGGTCTCGAACTGTGCACCTTTACGTCCGTTAGGGTTAGCCATTAGTATGCGCTCTTATCCTTCTCTAGTATTCTCGTCGCCCAGTCAAGTCCGTCGCATACGCCCTGCGTATACTCGTCGCTAACTGTCGGTTTGGCATCATTAATCTTCTGTAAAAACTTCTGTACTTCTCTCTTAACTTCTGCATAGGCCATCTCTTTTGCATGTATCTCCAAGTAATCGTCATCCATTTTTAAGTTCTCCTCTGACAATTTCCGCAGCAAGAAACAATGTCTTAGACTTTACTGCTGTATCGTTAAAGTTGTACTCATTACTTTTCATAGAATCTACTGCTGCTTTATGTAAGTCATTCACTATTTGAGCACGAATAAATCTTTCAAACCCAGCCATATCAAAGTCAGACAGAGATGTCTTACCTTTTGTATCAAACTTATCATCCATAATCGCTCCTAAACATTCTCTGGTATATCTTCAACGAACATATACTCAGGATTGAAAGCAATCCAAGTCATAAGTCCTCCACCTGCGTCCGCTCTACCATAACGGTTTTTGACAGGCGCCACGCCCATTGATGTCCCCACCACACCAAGCGTGCAAATGAGTGCGGGGAGCTGAGCCACCTTTCCCTGAATCGCGGAACGAGGCTGACAAGGAGTTCCAGATACCGCTTCACTCGTATGATGTAACACCAAAACCGCAGCGTTCGTAGCTCTAGCAAGATACTTCAACTCCTTCATGATAGCCCTCATTGAAGAGAACTCTTCGCCACCATCGGTGGCTACATCCATTAAGTTATCTACCACAATCAGTTGCGGTGAGCAACCCCACAATTCTTCGAAGGCTTGTACTTCCTCATCGATATCTTGTAGTGATGGTGCTGATTCAAATGACCATACAATGTGGCTAGCCTTAGCTAGCACCGCTCTTGTCCAACCCAAATCACTATTCAATAATTGCTCAACATCAGTTTGATTCTTACCCGAAATCATAGATGCTAAGCGCATAGCCATAGTATGAGCATTGGTATCAGCGCTGATGTATAGGGTGGGAACCTTCATCTTTAGCGCAAGAGCTAAGGCAAGTGTTGACTTACCTACTCCTGGCGCTGCTGCGAACATCGACACTTCGCTACGCCTGAGGATAATTTTGTTCGACTCAAACGCTTTGAAGCACGATGGCAATGGTTCTCCGCCAATACTTGCACGACCAACGCTTCTGACAAGTGTACGCAAGGCTTATTCCTTTTTAGTAGAAGCCGTAGCCAGCCCATGACAAACTGACTACGACTCATTTGATTTCCTGTATTTAGTTTACTGGCTTGCATTGGTCAGGTGTACCCTGTGGGGTAGGACATGCCCAGAATGCGTATGGTTTACCAGTTGTCTTGCTAGTTCCGCTTCGCCAGATTCTTGCACCATGCTTACAGGTTGGAGCTGCGGTACCTGATGCTTCCGAGACTGGGCTGGGTGGTAAGGAGACTGGTGGCATTGTGCTTGGAGTGGAACTTGTAGTCGATAAAGGGAGTACTGTGTACGCCTGCGCTATCTTTTTGTTAGTAGCAGCAATCTGCGTAGAGTAGTCACCGATGCCTTCAAGTAACACGCTAAGTTCATCAGCAGTATTGGCACGGATGTTAATCATATCACCAGAGCCAGTCTTATACGAGACTTGCAGTTTCCATTCTTCGTTCATTGTTTCTCTTTCTTTGAAGTAAACGCACAGAACTCAGTGAGTCCGCAACGATTACAGTTGTTTGTGTTGGGTAAGAATATACCAGCACGACGTGCTTTGTCAAATTTTTCTACGAAGTAATCAATCATATCGGTTGAGTACTTAGTCAAGTCAACCATCTCAGAGGTACCTGATTGACGAGCCATCCAATAGCTACCGTAGTTTACATCAATGCCAAAGATTTTCTTTAGCCCAGCACGATAGAACCCTAGCTGTAAGCTTGAGTCAGGCGTGCGTTGTGATGTCTTCAAGTCGACGACAACTAACTGACCATCAACATCGAAGACTCTATCAATAACCATCTTCACTGGTACTCCAGCAAACTCAGGTATGATACCTAGTTCAATCGCAGAAGCGCCTTCAGGCGTCTTCCAAATCTTCCAGTTCTTGTTGAACTCTCTCCATTGGACATACGATTGTACCCACTCTGGTCCTTTGACTTCCCAGAAGGAGGCATCTTCCTTATTAGGATGCTCCTTCGTAGCCCTGCCACCAACTCTAAGCGTCGATAAGTCGACATCTTTCGTGTACTCATTCCATGCCTCATCCCATAATTGTTTACTCAACATGTTGTCTGTCCCATTCCTCGGTTGCCTTGTGGAATGCCGAGCCACCTGCGCTCCATACTGCTGGCTTCTCAGGTATCTGTAGTAATCGGCTGAGGTAGTAGAGATAACCACAGTCTATGAATGTAGTCAGGGCTGAGTATGATACATGCCCTGGTATCTGATAATCATCAGAGAGATATACTCCCATCAGGATATAATCCTTTCAATAAAACTTGCTATATATAATTATATATATTATAATATAATTAATATATATTATATACAGACCCCTTCGGGGTCTTATTATTATTTAATATATAATATATATGATTATACCTGACAGAGGAGAAGCTGTCAAGGGGTAATGTATCTACTTATCGGACAGTAGAAAACACAAAAGACCCCCCTTCCCAAGGTGATTACCTTAGGTTGGGGGGTTTAGTGTCTTAAAACAGCCTTAGAAGGCGTTTAAAGGGTATTCTAGAGGCTACTCTGCGCCTCGGCCGAACTCCTTAGCGGATGGGTCAAGCCACTTAAGTACAGGCCCGAGGAACCCAGCGAGGGCTGCTGCTCCGAGTGTCTTAAAGTTGGTCTCTCCAGCGAGGTAGAGTGCGATTGCAGCTGAGGCTGCAGCACGGAACCATGTGAGCGATACTTGCTTTAGTGCTTCCATTTAGATTGCCTTTCGTTTTATATTGTGAACCTTACAGCAGGTACAGACAGGCTGTGATGCTGTCTTCTTTTTTGGTTGTGGCTGTAGTTTAGCCATAACCTGATTCACAATCTTAGGTTGATTCATCCACCAGAACCAAGGGCTAGTGTCATTAGCCTTATCAGGGTTGATAGAAATATGTAAGTGCTTAGTGTGAGGGTTACTGCCGAGATAAGGACGATTGCCAGACTTAGCTTTATCACGCGACCATATTTTTTTATTGAAGATAAGATAGGAAACCCTTTCATCTTCTTTTAACTTCTCAAATATTACAGCGCAGTCAATCCCTTTATCAGGGTCGTGGGTCAAATCTACTGCTAGCCCAGTATTGTGGTCCGAATTCGGGCTGGCTTTCTGATGCGCTAACGAAGGCAACAACCCGTCTGACAGTTTCTTGCGCTTCGGAAATAATGCTGTCGCCTGACGGAGCACAGCAATAGCAGCAGGTGACGCTACTTTGGCTACAGGTTTCATTCATCTTCCTTTTCTTTCTTTTTGTTTTTCATTCCGTTAGCAGACACAATACCCGCCAAGGTGCCTGTCAAGAAAACTGTTAAAGTTGAAACAAGGTCAATGAAGGCTGCATCATTCGGAGCCTGCTTCATTGGTTGAGTCACAAATACCAAAGCCCACAATAAAGCAAAGACAGACACTGCAAAGACAATAGCAAGGATAATTCCAATAGTCACA